TTTCCAACAAATTGATTGATATATGGCGGTATGGGAAGAACAACTTCAAAACGAGAAGGTTTTGCAAGTCCATCTTTTGCTCTTACATTAGAAAGAAATAAATTTGGTGAGAATGACATTAGAATTTTTTCCGTGAATCTGCATAAACTTTACTTGTTGTTGCACCGACAAATGATTCAACAGGTAACATTGCAGCAATGTCCCATTCATCTGCGGTGATTTCCAAAAATCTGGATTCAATTTGTGTAAACAGATATCTTTTGATACAAGGATTTGCTTCAAATATCCTAGAAGCTGCAGCCAAGTACTTGTAATTAATTTTTAACTTTGTCTTTTCATCATAAGTGTCATTAGACAATGTATCACTCAATTTGTCTAATAAAACCATTCGATGTTTAGGATGAATGTAGTGTAAATTCAAACCTAAAAAACCATCATTATACTTTTCAATTGGAATAACCAAAGGAAATTGGTCATAGTATGGCATACTTTCTTTTGTCTTTGGATCATAGAAATAGAAGTACATTTTTCCAATCATGGATGTATTTTTAAGTCTATCTCTATCCCGCATCAATGCAGATGAGGTTGGTTTCAAGTCTTTTACTTTTGCTCGCAACCATGCCCTAGAAGCATTGGTTCTAGGTGTCAAACCTTCTTTTGCAAGTGATGTTTTAATTCTATCAAGTAGTTTTGCCATCTTCTATTTATCTCATATGCCTAAGTCTTTTTCGGTTAAGACTTTGAATTGCCAACCATGTTCTTTACAAAACAAATCGGCAGCTCTCCACTTTTCTTGGTTCACGGCATATGTTGCCGACTCTTGAATAAAGCGTGCCGTTTTACGTCTCCGCACAGGTTGTTTCGTCTGTGACTCTGGCTTTATCTCTAGTATCATCGTAGTCTCCTGACCATCTTTCCGTTTGATCCTGACGATGAAGTCTGGAAAATAACGATGCACCCTTTGGTCGATAGGAGACTTATAAGGTATCGGCAACTCTTCCGATGCCCACCAGATAACTTTTGGGTTATCATCTAACCACTTCATTACCCTAAATTCCCATGAAGAACGATAGACGATGTTTTCTGCATTACCGTTATACTTTTTTGGATTTTTAGGATTAAAAATTCCTTTTTTATATGACATAAATACTATCTATAACACCTCTATAGGAACAAACATGGCTTTTTTCGGTCTTTCAGACATATCGTTTAACAAAGGAACTGGCGCCACTAGAGGTCCTTTGGCTGAATTATCTGGTAGTGAATTTGAACAGACAACTTTAAGATATCCCTTGGATATTGGAAATTATGACAAATCACACTATGTTGTACTGTACATAAGACAACAAAATAGTACTTCTTTTAAAAGACCTCCGGCAGATATGGGTAATTTTGATAGTGACAATTACAATACTATGGATGTAAAGTCTGGTGGTAATCAAATTTCAAATTTGGCCAACCAAGTTGGTGGTGAAATTGTTAGTAAAGCAAATTCTGCTTTAGGAAAATTTAATGAGGTGACTAATAATAAATTGGCAGGATTGACAGGTGCTCTTTCTAAAGGCATAACCAATATCGTTGGTGGTGCTCAGAACACATTTGCTTCTACACCAAATGTTAATCTTGGTGGTGGTTCATCAGATACTACTGCTATTATCGACAATTCAATTAAGAGAATTTCTAAAAAAAGTAGTGTTGCTGGATTTGACCGTCCAACATATTTAACTACAGATGCCATTGCATTGTATATGCCAGACACTTTAGCATATACTTATTCACAATCTTATGAAACGCCTTCTATGGGTAATGAAATTGGTGGACAAGCTTTAGCCGCAGGTAAGTCAGCAATGGATGCATATAATAAAGGTGGTGCTGAATCTGCAGGAGATTCTTTGAAAAAATCTGGTTTGGAAAACATAAAAGAGATTCTTGCAAAAGGTGCTGGAAAAATAACAGCAAGTGAGAATACTGCCAAATTATTTCTGGCAAGTACAGGTCGTGTTGTCAATCCTATGTTGGAAATGCTTTATCAGTCTCCAAACTTTAGAACTTTTAATTTTGAATTTCTTTTTTATCCAAGAGATGAACGTGAAGCTTTAGAAGTGCAAAGTATTTTGGAAAGATTACGTTTTCATCAAGCGCCAGAAATTTTAAAAGAAGGTGGTGTAGCTGGTGGATTTTTAGTACCACCTTCAGAATTTGATATTAAATTTTATTATTCTGGTAGTGAAAACCCAAACATACCACAAATTGCAACTTGTGTATTACTTACAATGGATGTTAACTATGCACCAAATGGTTGGTCAGCATATGAAGTTCCTGATGAGTTCAAACCAAGTATTGGCCGAACAGGTATGCCAACTGCAATTCAACTTACACTAAGTTTCCAAGAAACCACTTACTTGACAAAAGATGATTTTAGTGAAAATTTAGTCAATGCAAATAGTTTAGGCGCAAGAAGTTAAATGGCAAAATACTTTAATTATTTCCCAAAGATAGTTTACTCAGCAAATAACAATACTGCTGGATTAGATACTGTTACATCTATCACATCCAGATTTAATTTTACAGATAATTTTAAATTAAATTCTTCAATCTTCTACACATATGATGTACAAGAGAGTGATACTCCAGAAATTATTGCAGGTAAATTTTATAAAAATCCTGAAAGACATTGGATTGTTTTGATGTTCAATGACATTATTGATCCACAATTTGATTGGCCTTTAAAAAGCAGTGAATTAATTAATTTCATTGATAAAAAATATACTGCAAACGGTGCTGCAAATACAACCGTACAAACTGGTCTTGCATGGGCAATGAGTACCAATAATGTTCAAGCATATTATAAAGTTGTGACTAAGACTAACCAAGACAATATAGATTTTATTGAAAAGATTCAAGTTGATGCAAATACATATGCAAACGTGGCAGCAACCACACAATCATTTACTTTAAATAGTGGTGATATAATTACACAAAAAATAGCAAAAGAAAAATTATCTTATTATGATTATGAAGTTATTGAAAATGAAAGTAAGAGAACTATTAAATTGATAAAGCCGGAATTCATAAGTGCCATTGAAAAAGAATTTAAACGAGTAATCAAATAATGGGCGTTCCTTTTAAGAAATCAACTGCATTTTTAGTTAATGAATTGGTTATTATTACCAAAGGTGGTTCTATTGATATTACTTCAATCTATGAAGAAATCAATATCTTTGATTCTATTTTATCACCAGTAATGACTGGAAGTATTTTGATAACAGATGCTAGTGGTTTATCGGACAAACTTTTATTTGATGGTTCAGAATCTATTTTAATGCACATTTCAAAATCATCTGAAATGGAAGATGTTGCTTTTTTTAAGAAAGCATTTAGAATTTACAAACAATCAGATAGAAAAAATCAAGGTTTAAATTCTGAAACTTATGTTCTTCATTTTTGTTCTGATGAATTGATGTATTCAGACCAACAAAAAATTAATCAAGCATATGAAGATACTTATGGTAAAATTGTATCCAGAATTCTAATGGATTATTTGAAAGTTCCAGAAAATGGCCTTACTGGTATTTTTGAAGATACATTCGGTATTAGAAAAATTGTTATACCAAATTTGAAACCTATTGATGCAATAGATTGGTGTGCTAGACGTTCCGTTGATTCAAATCAATCACCAAATTATGTGTTCTTTGAAAATGCAACAGGATTCAATTATGTAACACTTTCAAAACTATTAACACAAGATACGATATTAGATATTAAATTTGATGCTAAAAATCTACAGGGGCAAGATGCACTTGATGAAATTAGTATGGCCAGAGGATTCGAAGTTGTTGTTCAAAATGACAGTTTGACAAAACAAAGGTCTGGTGTTAATGCTGGTCAATTTATTGGTTTTGATCCTATAACTAGAACTACTGCAATTAAACAAATTGGTTATGGAGATGTTTATTCTGCCATGAAACATTCTAATAGTACTCCAAATGTTTCTATAAATCAAAATAGAGCAGGCATTGAAAATGTGAAAGCATATAATTCCAAAAAAACATTTTCTATGTTTGGTGCAGCACAACAGTTTAGTGAATACATTAAAAAGAATGATCCAGAATCTTTATCTAAGATTGAAAATTTAGAAGATTGGGTTTTTCAAAGAAAATCCATTTTTGAGAATTTAATGTCTAAAAGAATTAAAATTGTTATGCCTGGTAACTTTCAATTGTCTTCTGGTTACAATGTGAATGTTAGTGCGCCAAATTTTGCTAAAAAAGATAGAGGTAATGATAATGAAGATACCAGTTTAAGTGGTAGTTATATTATTGTGGCTTCTAGACATATCATTGGATATGAGAAACATGAAACCATTATTGAAGTGGCAACAACCTCTACGAATAATGAATTTATTCCACAGAGTAATTCTGAACAAACAAACGAAATGTTAGAGTACTAAAATGGCAGATTTTGCAGGTAAAGACGGCTTCATTTGGTGGGTGGGATTTGTCGAGGACAGAAAAGACCCATTAAAATTAGGACGATTAAAAGTTCGTTGTGTTGCCTGGGATTCAGAAAACAAAATGGAACTGCCAACTGATTTTCTTCCTTGGGCTCAAGTTGTTACTCCATTAAACAAAACTCCAAAAGAGGGAGATATGGTTTTAGGATTCTTTGCTGATGGTCCAGATGCACAACAGAGAATAGTATTTGGTTATTTTCCCGGCATACCATTAACTCCTGCAAACCCACAAAATGCATTTAATGACCCAAGAACTGCAACTGAGTTGAAGATTGCACCAAAAACACCAAAAGAAAAAACATACAATACTGATGGTACTGGTATTACAATTACTGAAAGAGACCAAGCAGAATCATATCCTAAAAATTTGGATGAACCAACAACTTCTCGTATTGCAAGAAACGATAAAGATACCATTACCAAAACATTCATACAAGAACGTAAAGATAATGTTGTAAAAGATATTCCAACTGCCAATTCTAACTTCAAGTGGGCCGAACCAGAAACTCCATACAATACTGTTTACCCATATAATGATGTACTTGAAACTGAGTCTGGTCACATATTAGAATTTGATGATACTCCAGAAGCTGAAAGGATACATCTTGCACATAGAAATGGTTCTTTCCAAGAATGGTTTCCAAATGGTGATAAAGTTGAAAAAGTTACCAAAGACAATTATCAAATCATAATGGGTGATGATAGTGTTTATATTATGGGTAGTTGTAATGTCACAGTTCAAGGCAGCGCACAAGTTTATGTTAAACAAAACGCACTTCTAAAAATTGATGGAAATGTTGAGGTTGCAGTTGGTGGTAATTATCTCGAAAGAGTAAGTGGAACATATACTCTTGTTTCAAGTGGAAATATGACTATTGATGCACCTCTAATTAATTTGAATAGTGGCACACAAGGCGCAGCTCGTATTGGAGATACTGCGGATACAGGTGATGATGGAACTGGTAGTCACTTCGATACCAATAGTCCTGGTACTAACGTAATTGAAACGGGATCGGCCACAGTTATTATTGGCGGCTGAGATAAATAGAAAATGGCAACAGTTACTACTATCAGTTCATCAAAGATATTCAAAGATTTGGATTTGAATTTTGCAATTCATCCAATCCGAAAAGACGTAAATGTCTTTAAAAATGAATATGCTGTTATAAATGCAGTTAAAAATTTGATTTTAACAAATCATTATGAACGACCTTTTCGTCCAGAATTAGGAAGCAATCTTCGCAGATTACTATTTGAAAATGTTGATAGTCTATTAGCCGCACAAATTGAACGTGAAATAGAGGAAACAATTAATAATTTTGAGCCAAGGGTTAGAATATCCAAAGTTCAAGCATTTCCAATTCCAGATGAAAACAAATACCAAGTTAGAATGGAGTTTTTCATCGTAGATAAAACCGATTCAGTTACAATAAATTTTTTCCTAGAACGGGTTAGATAACATGGCAGACCGACTAAGAGTCACAGAGCTTGATTTTGATACAATCAAATCAAATCTAAAGACATTTTTAAACCAGCAAACAGAATTTACAGATTATGACTTTGAAGGGTCAGGACTATCTGTACTTTTAGATATTTTGGCATATAACACACATTATAATGCCTACTATCTTAACATGGTTGCAAATGAATCATTTATGGATACCGCATTATTGCGTGATTCGGTTGTGTCTCATGCCAAAACTTTGGGTTATGTTCCATACTCAACGAAGGCACCAATTGCTACAATCAATTTTTTAGTACAGTCTTCAAATTCTTCTCTGGCCAATTTGACTTTACCAGCAGGATTTTCTTTTCTTTCAAACCAAATTGATAATAAGGTTTATAATTTTGTAGTGTTGGAAGACACACTGGTAACAAAAGCAAACAATTCATATTATTTTGAAAATTTGGACATTTATGAAGGTCAGTTAATAACTTATAATTTTACACAAAATGTAACAACAAATCCAAAACAAATATTTACTTTACAAGACACAAACATTGATACAAGAACAATCAAAGTTCGTGTGTCTCCATCTTCAACATCAACTGAATCTTCTGTTTATAATTTAGTTTCTGATATTTTGGATGTTAATTCATCTTCTGAAGTTTATTTTTTACAAGAAGGTCGAAATGGTAAATATGAACTTTATTTTGGAAATGATGTTATGGGAAAATCAATAGCTGATGGATCCATTGTTTCCATTTCTTATTTGTTGACAAATGGAACATCTGCAAGTAAAGCAAATAATTTTATTGCGACAGCAACTTTATCGGATACATTAGGCGAGTCACTAACAAACTTCACAATTACTCCAGTTTCAGCGGCATCTGGTGGTGCAGAAAGAGAATCTGTTGATGATATTAAATTTGGTGCAGCTGCACAGTTTACTACACAGAATCGTTTAATCACAACCAAAGATTATGAATCATATTTGAAGAAAAATTATCCATCAATTGATTCTATTTCTGTATGGGGTGGTGAAGAAGAAGTTCCACCCGTATATGGAAAAGTTTTTGTATCTTTGAAACCAAAAGAAAACTATTTTATTTCAGAAACAGAAAAACAAAGAATTATTGATGAGATTATTAAACCAAAATCAATTGTTTCTGTTGATACGATAATTCGGGATCCTGAATACCTATACCTATTAATTGAAAATTATGTTGAGTATAATAAAAATAAAACTACTCAAACAGCTGAAGCATTAAAAACTTCAATAAGAAATTCTATAATTTTATATAGAAACACAAATTTAAATAAATTTGGAGCAACTTTTGTTCTTTCAAAATTACAAGATAGTGTTGATGGTGTCGATTTAAATGCTATTAGTGGTTCTGAAACAAAATTATATTTACAGAAAAGATTTGAACCTACTTTAGGTGAA